AGAAATTTCCCATCTGATTTTGGTGCCACAGATGTTACTGATCTTGGAAATGAAGCATACAGAGAACATTCTTTCATCTTTACATTAGATGACGTTTCTGGTTCTGCTCCAAGCGAAGTTGGATATGTTTATGTTTCTGGTTCAAGAGCATTAGGAACATCCAAAACCGCTGTAGCATCTTTATCTACTGGTGAAGAAGCAGGATATCGCGGAATTCTAACTGCTGGTTATGATCAATTCACTATGCCACTTTATAATGGTTTTGATGGATTTGATATAACAGAAGCTGATCCATTGAGAAACACATTACTCACTTCTACTACACCAACAGAAACTAATAGCTATGTATATTACACATATGACAGAGCAATTGATACTATATCAGATCCAGAAACATTAGTAACAGATATAGTAGCTATTCCCGGTCTAACATATGAAGCCTTGACTACTAAACTTGTTCAAACTTGTGAAAATAGAGCAGATGCGTTGGCGGTTATAGACCTTCCAGATATTTATCTTCCAGAACAAGAACAATATTATTCTAGTAAAACAAGTAGATATGCTGGAAGCGTAGTTAATACAGTAAATGCTCTTAAATCAAGAGGATTAAATTCAAGCTACGGTGCTACATATTATCCTTGGGTACAAATCCGTGATACTATAAGCAATCAATTAGTATTCGTTCCACCCTCTGTAGTTGCTCTTGGAGCAATGTCCTACGGACAAAGAACCCAAGAACTTTGGTTCGCCCCAGCAGGATTTACTCGCGGTGGTCTTACCGAAGGTCGTGGTGGAGTACCAGTACTTGGTGTAACACAAAGACTTTCTTCTACTGATAGAGATAATTTGTACGAAGCAAGTATCAATCCTATCGCTCAATTCCCAGCAGAAGGTATTGTAATTTTTGGACAAAAGACTTTACAAGTTACTGCATCTGCACTTGATCGAATCAATGTTAGTAGATTGCTTATTTACTTGAAGAGAGAAGTTTCAAGAATTGCTGCTACATTATTGTTTGATCAAAATGTAAATGTAACATGGGCAAGATTTACAGGTCAAGTAAATCCATTCTTATCTTCTGTCAAGTCAAGACTTGGCTTATCCGATTATCGTGTTATTCTTGATACAACGACAACAACACCAGATTTGGTGGATAGAAACATAATGTACGCCAAAATATATTTGAAACCAGCAAGAGCAATAGAATTTATTGCAATTGATTTCACAATCACATCTTCTGGTGCATCATTTGCTGATTAATAACTATTTACAATAAAGGTTGGAGGAAAATAACAAATGGCATTTTGGAATGAAGCAACAGTAGAACCAAAAAGAAAGTTTAAATTCTTATTAAGATTTGGTGCAGCATCAGATGCTTTACCTTCTTTCGTTGTAAAAAAAGTAAACAAACCAGAAATTACAATTTCTGAAGCTACTCATAAGTTTTTAGGTCATTCGTATTATTTTCCTGCTACAACAACTTGGAACGAAATTAATTGTACAGTAATTGATCCTGCTGGTTTTGGTGGTGCTGGTGATGCTGTTTCCACAACACTACAAGCACCCTCAACAGATGTTGCAGAAGGAATGTACAGAGTTCTATTAGCTGCTGGCTATCAATCCCCAACCGCACAAGGATATGCAGTAGCTGGTGGAGCACCCGCAACATTAAGAACATTTGCAAAATCAACTGCAACATTACAATTTGATCAAATTGAAATTATTCAAATTGATGCTATTGGAAATGAAATAGAAAAATGGACTCTTAATAATGCTTGGATTAAGAAAATGACATTTGGCGAACTTGATTATAGTTCTGATGACATAAACGAAATTCAATTAACTTTCCGTTATGATTGGGCTGACCTTACAATTACAAGAGGCGGTTCAACAAAATTTAACAGTTCACTTGAATCATAGTAGGGTGATTGATGTTTTGGAATACTGGTGGGAAAAACCAACAAGCATTACCATATAATAAATTTAATTTTATTGTTAATTTTAGTGGATTAAATCAAAAATTAGTTGAAGTAGAAACTTTTGATGATAAAATATTGAGTTTTTTTGCTAAAAAGGTATCTGCTCCAAATATGAAAGTAGAATTTGAAAGATCATATGCTAACGAATATGTTCATTATTTTCAAAATGGAGCCATTCATTGGGAGCCAATTACAATAACATTTGCTGATTTTGGTATTACAAGCGGTGAAAACAGTACAGGTAATGATGTAAATAATAATCAAGAAGTTTCTGATTTAGAAAGTCAATTAGACATTTCTTCAAAATTTTCAATAAGACAAATATTTAATTATTATCTTCAAACAAATTTAATTGATAAATTTTCTAACCCTTCCGAGATTGCTACATCAGAATTATCAAAAAATGTAACTGGTGTTATTGATTTGCCAATCTTTTGTAATTTCATTCAAGTTAAAAACAATATTCGTTTTGCAAATAAAGATTTTTCTACTACAAACAACAAATCTGTTTCAAATAGAGAAATTGTATATGAATTCTATAATCCAAGAGTTACAAGCGTAGATTTTGGCTCCTTTGAGTATGGTTCAGATGAGATTAATGAGATCTCCGTGACATTTGTCCCACAATGGGCAGTTATTAAATAAGAGGCATAAATGAGAAATAATATGGATAGGTTGGGTATGAGCCCACCAAAAGCAGAACAAGAAGATTCTGCTGCTGCTGCATTAATGCAACAACTTTCATTCGTTGTTCCAACAGAACACGTTGAATTACCATCAAAAGGATTATTCTATCCAGAAGGTCATCCTTTATATGGACAAGAATCAATAGAAATTAAATATATGACAGCAAAAGACGAAGATACTCTTACATCAAGAAATCTTCTCAAAAAAGGCATTGCAATTGAAAGACTACTTCAAGATCTAATTGTTGATAAAAGAATAACACTTAATAGTCTTTTGATCGGTGATAAAAATGCAATCATAGTTGCTGCAAGAAGAACAGCATATGGTGCAGATTATGAAACTAAAATTACTTGTCCTTCGTGTAGTAAGAACATTTCATATCAATTTGATTTAAACTCTTGTGGTATTAATCATGGAGCAACAGCAGAAATACTACAAGAAAACAATATTTCTTTTACAGAAAAAGGAACTTTTTGTTTTACCTTGTCAATATTAAACACACCTGTTGAAATACGTTTATTAAACGGTAAAGATGAACAATGGATTGTTCAAAAATCAAAAGAAAATGAAAACAACAAAAATGCTTCCGAATCTTCATTATCAGATCAATTGAGACTAATGATTGTTTCTATTAATGGTGTTGAAGATACAAATGTGCTTATAAAAGCTATACCACTACTTCCAGCAAAAGATTCAAGATACATAAGAGATATGTACAATTTATTAAATCCTAATGTTGATTTATCTCACGAATTTATTTGCTCCTCTTGTTCATTTGAAACGAGATTGGAGGTTCCGTTTACAGCGGACTTTTTTTGGCCTAAACGATAAATACCAAGAGCAAATGTATGAGACTTTCTTTATCATGAAATATCATGGTGGATGGTCTTTTATAGAAGCTTATAATCTTCCAATAGGATTAAGAACTTGGTATGTTAAACGCTTGGCAAAACAAAAAGAACAAGAAGCAGAAGAAATAGAAAAGGCTAGTAGAAAGAAGTAAACATACTATTTATTATTATGACAAATGAAATTGTTTATACCAATATTGAGCTTGATGAAATCTTAACTTCTGCTACGATTGAAAAAGGTATGAAATTAGCACAGCCTTCTAAAATAGTACAAGCACTACGTTCTATTGATTATAGAATTAATCAAATATTTGAAAAATTAAAAAATATTGTTTTATATGATGATTGGATTAAAGTTTTTAATCAATTATTAGAATTAAATAATAACTATACAACTGATATTGAGTCTAATGTAAATAAGATGTATAATCATATATCAAATAAATATGATACTTTAAGTGTAAGTGAACTACCACAAGAAGAGTATTATGATCTAATTTTTGAATTTTTTTTAAATGGTATTTTATTACCATTAAAATATGATGATGAAAAAAATAGGATAATTATTGATTCATTTTTTAAATCTGTTTTTCGTTATTTTCGTAGTAAGCCGTCAGAACAAACAACGACAGAATCAAAAGATATCGCACCAATACACATAGACCTTACAAAAACAAACCAACTTAATGAATCATTCCTTCGTATGTTTGGAACTGCTATTGAAATGATCGTTGGAAGAATGTTTGGAAAAGATGTACAACTTCCTTATTTAACTATAAGTGGCTCCCCACAACAAATGCAAGCACTTACTGATACACTATCCAAAGAAAAAAGATATGTTGATTCCTATGTAAAATATGGTCTTGATGATCCAAGAACATATCAAGATCAATATAAACTTCAAAATGCAATAAATAATTTTGAAAAAGAAACAGGCATAAAGTGGCCTATTAAATAAGGAAAATATTTAAATGGCTGCTGAAACTGAAATTGAGGTAAAACTACAAAGAGAATTACAAGAACTTGTAAACCAGCAGAGACTTAAAAAAGAAGAAGCGGTAGAATTACAAAAACGAATTAATAGAGAAGAAGAAAAAACTTTAGAATATTATCAAAAAAGAATTGATAAACTTAACGAAGAAGTCAAAGTTGGAAAAATATTAGCAGAACAAAGTAGTAATTATGCTTCGCTTATTAGGAAACAAGATGAGCTTGCAGTTATTGAAGCCGATAAAATTTATAATTCTAAAATAGAAGCATTAAAAACAGCAGAACATCAAGTAAAAGCACAAAAAGAACTTGTAGAAGCAGCAATAAAGTATAATGAAGAAGTATTAAAAGCAAAAGATAACGCTAGAGCACTTGAAAAAGGAAACGCATTAGCAAAACTTTTAGGTATTGATGAAGCAAATAAAAATTCATTAACATACCAGATTTTTAATAATCCTGGCAAAGTATTTCAAGGATTTGATAGTGCCATAAAAGATGCAGGCGGTTTATCAACCGCACTTTTTACTTCTATTGCTATGAAAGCACAAGAAGCAGCGGCTGCAATATTGTTGATTACAAAACAACAAATTACAATGGCAG